TTCGGGCATCAATGCGGTTGAGTTCGCAGGCGTGCAGCCGACGTATCAGGAAATCATCCAGATGGAGAGCGAGGTCGCAGTCGACAATGCGCTGACCGATAACGTTCGCTATGTCGCAAACTCCAAATTCCGCGGTCATTGCAAGTCGACCGAGAAGTTCACCGGTTCTAATGGCATGCCGATCTGGGAAGCCGGAAACACGGTCAATGGTACGGACACTCAGATCACCAATCAGTTCGCTGATGGGGATTCCTTGTTCGGCAACCTGTCCGACGTCTTGATCGGCCTTTGGGGTGCTCTGGATATTCTCGTGGATCCTTACACTCAGTCGCTGTCTGGTACGCGTCGGATTGTTATGCACCAGGACTTTGATGTGGCGACACGTCGCAAGGCGAGCTTCTGCCTTGGTCGCAAAGCTGCAGCTTAATCCTCTGAAATTGGGGCCGTGATAAGCGGTCCCTTTTTGCTCTTTTCGTTTCTGATGTAAAAAATGGAGGCCACAATGGCTGCTAAATTGATCAAAGTTCGCATTACCTCGGCTGTCGTTATTGCCGGCGCAATCGTTGGCGCGAGCCCTAAAATTCACTCGCTCGATGAGCCGTTGGCGCGCGATTTGGTTTCCCGCAATAAGGCAGAGTTGGCTGCAGTGTCGAAGGAAGACGCGGCCGTTGATGATCTTGCGGGCATCGCTCTTGAGGACATGAACGTCGCGCAGCTTCGCACTGTCGCGGAATCTCACAAAATCGACGGCTTCAAAAAGATGAAGCAGGCCGATCTTGTGGCTGCTATTGAGCTGGCTGAAGAAGCCGGCGACGACGACTAAGGCGATGCCTTCCCCAGATTGGGAGGACCTGTCCGAGTTCTTTGATCCATCTGTTTTTGCGACGCGTTTGATGCTGTCGCGCGGTGGTGAAGTTCTCGGGCGGGTCCTTTGTCTTTTTGACGATCCATCTACCTCCCCACAGCTGGGCGATTTTTCGCTCGATGATCAGGCACCGCGTGTGACAATGCCGGAGACGGACGCCACGGCGTTGGGATTTCGGCGCGGCGACGTGGTGGCAGTCAGCGGTCGCGAGTTCGATGTGATGCGCTCTCCGGACCTGGACGGCACCGGTGTTGCGGTGGTGATCTTGGCGGTTCGCGCGACGGTCTATAATGCTGACGCATGATATTGATGGCAGAGGGCTTGAGGCTCTTGCAAATGAATATGCGGCAACGCCTCGGCAGATGGAAATGGCGCAGGGTCGGGCTGCAAAGCGCACAGCTGCTACCATCCGCCGGCTTGCGTCCACGGGTCTGCGCACCGAGCTCGGGCTCCGAAACGCCACGGCTTTGCGCCGGCGTTTAAAGGAGTTCAAAGTCGGGCGCAGGGCTAAGGTCCTCAAGGTCTGGATTGGCGCTAACGATCTTCCGATATCTGCTTTCAAGGGCCGGCTGCAAAAGGTGCCAGGTGGCATTCGGCTCGGGTCCACGACCATCCACGGCGCATTCTTTGCGCGCATCGGTGGCAAGCGGCGCGTGTATCAGCGGATCGATGGGCAGCGCGACCGAATTTCGGAGGTGTCCATGCCGGTTGCCGATCGGATGATGGTCTATCTTGAGGACGAAGTTTTCACGGATGTTGGTTCGATTTTCATGAGGCATTTGGTGTCCGAGGTCCGTGCGCGGACGATGCTGGACGCTGCAAGAAGTTAGGGACTTGGCTATGGAGCAATCTTGGCAGATCGACGTGGAGACGGCGCTCGATGCGATCGTTTCCGGAATTAAGGCGAATTTTCCGGAATTTAAGGCGGTGATTGCGGAGGATGAGCCGTCCGACGCGTTATCCGTTCCGGCTGTTCTTGTGCAGCTGTCTGAAATTGAGCCGGAGCCTGACAGTGACCCTATGACGGGGCAGCTTTCTTGTGTGTTTCGGATCGAGGCGCGGATCGTCATGGGGGCTCTTTCGCCAAGTGCACGGATCGCAGCGGCCACGGCGGCCGGTCGGTTGGCAGCCTTTGTGCACCAGAACCGTCTGGGCTCGATGTGGGACGGTGCGATCGTCTTGGCTGTTGAGCCGGATGAGTTTGCGCCTGGTGCGGATCAGTTTGTTATTTGGCGAGTTGAGTGGGCGCATGGCGGCCGGCTCGGGGACAGTAATGTGCCGGCCGGTGATGACACTCCGGTGCAGATTTTGGTGTCGCAGGCGCCACTTATTGGCCCAGGCAACGAGGCGGAGTATTCATGACCGGATCTGCATTTGAAATTGCCCAGCTGGCCCAGGCAATCGAGCGTGTGGTGATGGTCGGCACGGTCACGGAGATTGATGCGCCGGCGGCTCGGGTGCGGGTGTCCCTTGGTACCGATGCGGTTTCGGATTGGCTGCCATTCGTCCAGTTCGGCTCGGCAACGGTGAGGGTCTGGATTCCGCCGGTGGTGGGCTCGCAGGTTACGGTCTTTTCGCCTGGTGGGGATACGACGCGCGGATTGGTTTTCCCTGGTCCCTTTGACGGCAGCGCGCCGGATGATCGTACCGAGGCGGTTCGCATCTCGATGCCTGGTGTTGATCTGGAATTGGTGGGTGGCGTGCTGCGCGTTCTTGCCGGCTCGATCGACGTGCCTAATGGCGACGTTGTTGCCAGCGGTGTCAGTCTGGTAAACCACACGCATGGTGGCGTCACATCAGGGCCGTCCAGCACTGCAGTTCCTAATTGATGCGGGTCTTGGAAGTCGCCAGAGGCGGCACGGTCTATCCAGACCCATGGTGGCGTCATGATTGGGCTTAATTCATCCACTGGACGCGCGCTTGGCGGGATTGATCACCTCCGTCAGTCGATCGTGGACATTCTGCGGACTCCGGTCGGCTCTCGAGTGATGCGTCGCGAGTATGGCTCGCGGTTGTTTCGTTTGGTGGATGCGCCTTTGGGTGAAAGCACACAGTTGGCGATCATGGCGGCAACGGTTGAGGCTCTGGAAACGTGGGAGCCTCGTCTGTCGATTGAATCGGTGGCTGTGAGTTCCTTTGGTGCCGGCTCGATCGTTTTGGATTTGGTGGCCATCTATCTGCCCGAGGGGCGGGAGTTGGCTTTGGATGGGATAGTCGTTTCATGAGCAGTTTTACCTCCATTGATCTGTCGCGCCTTCCGGCTCCGTCGATTGTTGACGTGTCGGATTTCGAGACCATTTTGGCAGCTTTGAAGGCGGATCTTGTGGCAGCAAAATCCGACCTTTCTGATGTGCTCGATCTGGAATCGGAGCCGTTGGTTAAGGTTTTGGAAACGTGGGCCTACCGCGAGCTGCTCTTGCGCACCGCAATCAATGAAGCCGGCCGAGGCACTTTGCTGGCCTTTGCGACCGGCGGTAATCTCGACCAGATTGCGGCATTCTTCAATGTTGACCGCCAGGTCGTCACGCCAGAGGACTTGGCGCAAGTGCCACCTGTCGCGGCCGTTTTGGAGAGTGACGACCGCCTTCGGTCGCGCGTTCAGTTGTCGTTTGAGGGGTTCACGACAGCCGGCTCGATCGGGTCGTATGTGTTTTGGTCGTTGGATGCGTCGACCGATGTGAAGGACGTAAGTGTCGGATCGACTGTCCCTGGCGAGGTGCTCGTTGCTGTGCTGTCTGTCGAGGGTGATGGCGTTGCGGACGCGACACTGCTGGGCGCTGTGAGCTTGGCGTTGTCGGCTGAAGATCGCCGGCCGTTGACCGATTTGGTGATAGTGCAAACGGCTGCAATTGTTAATTACTCCGTTGAGGCTGTTCTGTCGCTTTATCCTGGTCCGGACGCGTCTTTGGTCCTGGCAGCATCGCAGGCTGCTGTTGATGCGTATGTTGCGGATCATCATCGGATGGGCCACGACATATCTGTTTCGGGTCTGCATGCGGCGCTGCATGGCGCTGGGGTGCAAAACGTCAACTTGATTGAGCCGGCGGCTGATATTGTTATCGCTTCAACGGAGGCGGCGTTCTGCACTTCCGTCACTGTCACAGTTGGTGGCGTTGATGTCTGATCTGCCATCCATCCTCCCACCTGGATCGTCGGCTCTGGAGGTTCTTTTGGAGCAGTTTCCGATGCGGCTGAATCGCGCGGTTGATCCGTTGTCTACGCTTTGGGATCCGATGACCTGTCCCGTTGCATTCCTTCCTTTTCTGGCATGGTCACTGTCTGTTGATGAGTGGGGTTCGGAGTGGTCTGTGGCGACCAAGCGGTCGGCGTTGGCGGCGTCGCTTGCGATCCATCAGCTGAAGGGGACGCCGGCGGCGGTTAAACGCGCGCTGGTTGCAGCCGGATATGGTGATGCGACGGTTGTGGAGCACTACGTTCCTGAAGATGTCGAGGATCCTGACCATTGGGCCGAGTATCGGATTAATCTGTTGCGGCCGATCACGATTGAGCAGGCGACGCAGGTTCGCGCCATTCTTTTGACGGTCGCGCCGGCGCGCTGCCATCTCAAAGGTCTTGATTACACCGAGGCTCTTAACCTCTACGACGCTCGCATCTCGTATGACGGGCTTTTTTCCCATGGAGTAGCCTAATGACGGATTTAACTGAAACCGGCGGATGGGTGGATGGGGTCTACCAAATCGAGCAGACGGATCCTGTCGTTGGGGGGCCGCCTGACCTCGCTAATGGTGGTGGAATTGCAAACGTCCAAGCGGAACAATTGGCAAAGCGGACGGCGTACCTAAAGTCCATCATTGATGCGCTGGGCGCTGCGAGCGCACTTGGCGTCAGCGCGAATGCCAATTTAAATATCGACGGGCCTAAGCTGGCAACTCGGGAAGTAATCCGGCTTGCGATTGCAGGCGAATTGGAGGCGCTGGGCGATGCGAGCGACTATGATGTCAGTGTCGATGCCGATCTGGCTGTGGACGGGGGCATGCTCGCAACTCGCGCGGTCATTGCGGCCGCAATTGCAGCGTCGCTTGCCTCACTTGACGGCTTAACGCCAGCCGGCACAATCATTTATCAGGCAGGAAATGCCGCGCCATCGGGGTTTTTAAAGGCAAACGGCGCGTCACTCAATACCACAACCTACGCAGACCTGCTTGCTGTTATTGGATACACTTTTGGCGGGTCGGGTACGTCCTTCACTTTGCCTGATTTACGCGGCGAGTTTGTTCGTGGTTGGGATGACGCTCGTGGCGTTGATGCGGGGCGTGTCTTTGGTTCTGCCCAAGCTGATGAGTTTAGGGCTCACGCTCACCAGTTTAGTGCTTACGCTAATACGGATTCAAATCGTGAACGTGACAATAACCCTGGTGCAGGGTCCCTGACCACACAACCGACTGCTTACACAGGCGGAAACGAAACCCGCCCACGCAACATCGCATTGCTCGCTTGCATTAAATATTAGGGATTATTCACATGAAAAAAGTCGTGCAGTTAGATCAAGCGGGCTACTTCGTCGGGACGACTTTGGCAGATGCCAGCCCGTTGGAGCCTGGTGCTCACCTGATGCCAGCCCATACGGTTGACGCTGATGCTCCTAATATTCCTGATGGTCATTTGGCCAAGTGGGACGGTGCGTGGGTTTTTGAAGCTATCCCAGAGCCGGCCGCCCCAGAGCCGGCCGCCCCAGAAGTGGTGCCTGATTTTGCCACATCGGCCGAGGCCAAAGTTGCGGCCACACGCTGGATCGACAGGTTAACAGGCACGGTCGAGGATCGGTATCCTTCCGTCGTGCGGTATGGCTGGGTTGATGAGGAATCTATGGCGGAGGCTTTTGTGGCGAACACCGCGACGGACGCACAGCTTGTTATTCTGCAGGCGGATGCTGATGCCAAAAACCGCACGCCGGCAGAACATGCGCAGCGGATCTTGGAAAATGCGCGCGCCTACCGATCCATCAAAAACGAAACGCGGCGTCTTTGGCTCGCAACACTCACCAATATCGACGCGGTGACGGATCCGTTTCAATACCAAGTCGTCCTGGAGGCGGCGATCGATGAGGCGGCTCCGCTTGTTGAGGCTTACGGATTGTGAGCGCGGGAAACTGGAGGAAAAAATGGCACTAATTGAGATTTATCGCGGCACTGACTTCAAACAGGATTTCTTTTATGTCGATGAGGATGATGAGCCGATCGATCTGACCGGTCGCACTTTTTCGGTGTTTGAGGTTTCGCGTGATTTTAAAGATAAAATAAGCATCATTCAAACAGACCTGGTGGGAGGTATGGTCTCTGTTCGTATCCCTTGGGTTGATACGCTTTCCAGTGCAATCACGCACAAGTTTCGCTTATCGACTTCTCTTGATGAGGACGATGTCGGGTCTGAGTTGATTGAGGTGCTTTACCTATGATCGCTGCAATCAAAGTCACCATCAAAACACCAAAAATCATTGTGTCCCAAAAGGGAACGCAGGGGCGGCCTGGTACAATCAACAGCTTTGATCCTGGTGACCTCGCCGCACTTTTCTCAAGCATCTAAGGATAAAATATCATGACCCTACAGCAACGACTTTCTGCACTGATCGCGTCGATGAAATCCGAGACTAAATCGATCCGATCCTTTGTCACTGGCACCGCTGCCGGTGACGCGACTGGTCTTAATACGGCGGCTACCAATCTCGTCGCTGCGATCAATGAGGTTCGGGCCACAGCAGAAGCTGCTGGTGATGCCTCTGTTGACGATGCCTCGAGCAACACGACGGCCGCTTGGTCTGGCAGTAAGGTCGCCAGTTCGATCGCTACCGCGATCGCGAATGCGCTTGAGGGTCAGGACTTATCGGAAGTTGCCGACGCGATTGCTGCGGCTGCTGCGGAGCGTGCGGATCTTGCAACAAGCGCGAGCGTTGACACGTTGACCACCACTGTTGGAAATAAGGCAAATACTGCGGATATCTACACGCAAGCGCAGCTTGGGAATCCCGACACAGACCTCGTAGCGGTCTGGAACGCAGCTTAAATGGCTTCACTCCAATCTCGTATGTCGGCCTTAATCGCAAAGATTAAGTTGGATTTTAACGCGGCAGTTTCGCGGATATCTGCTCTTGAGAGTCCTAATTATAATCCGACGTTTGGCACAGTCACCGCAAATGGATATGTGGACGGCGTAGGTACTTTGACGGGTACATCGCCTGCCTTTTCTCTTGCAAACGGTGGCATCCAAATGTGGACGCTATCCGGCGCGTCAACGCCCACGGACAGCCTTTCCGATGGAGAGGCAATCCTATTAGGGATCGATGATGGTTCGTCAAATACGATCACTTGGCCAGCTGGTACGTGGATCAACAACGCAGGCGCTGAGCCAACTCTTGCAGCGACGGGTTACACTTGGGTTGTGGCGTTCAAATCAGGTTCTGCGCTTTACTTCCAGCTTTCGGGTGATGGCACATGAACCTCGCGAGAAAGCTAATGGCGGGCATTAAGCCTGTGGTGGCTGATCCGTTTGGCCCTGGTATTGGCGGCCTTGAAACGTGGCACGACGCTACCGACATCTCAACACTTTTCACCGATGCGGCTATGACTACCGCTGTCACGACCACAGGCGATCCGCTTGGTGCTTGGGGTGATAAAAGCGGGAACGGTCACCACCAAACGCAAGCCACGGCGGGTTTGCGTCCGGCCTATGACACGACAACGATGGCGCAGAATAGCATTAGCTTTACGGGTGAAGCGGGCGGGCGCGAGTTTCTCTATAACGCCACGGATAAGCCGACGGTTATGTTGTTCGCTGTGGTGCAAACAAGCATATGGAATGGCCGCGCATTGTTTGGGTTCGACTCAAATAACAACAAATATGTGCATATGGATAATGGCGGGAACATTTATGTCTCTGCGCCAGATTTAGGTTACAGCACTGTTGCTGGCAACTATTCCGGCTTTGATCCTCTTAACGAGCCCCACATTCTCACGGTGGATATCAAAAATTATTTGAACCTCGATTTCACTCAGTATCCAATCAATGTCCCTTCAGACACAGGTGGCGCTCCGTCTGGCACGTATATTGGGCGTCGCCATAATACACCAAATAATGAGGCTCCGTTCACTGGCAACATTGTAGAGCTTCTCACCTACAACAGAAAGTTGACGGCGACGGAAGTCGCGGACGTCGAGGACTTCTTAAACTCAAAGCACAGCCTTGGCCTTACGCGGTAGATTGGGAGAAATATGAAATATATCAAACTCACAGATGGGGTGCCAAAGCCATTCACTCTGCGCCAGCTCGATGCAGCCAACATTGGGATATCATTCCCAGCGGAGCCGT